AGAGCCGGTCAAAAGTTCTTGAAGTATCAATGGCAAGAAGATCGGATGGATCACAAGAGCAGAAGGCTCAAGCTTCACATGCTCGTGGATGGGATGCCGGCACTTAAGGTATTCGTGGACAAAAACAAAGGTGACACGGTTGTGATCGACGAGGATAAGGCTGCTGAATTGGGCGTAGATCCAGGAGTTACGCAAACAGGAAAAATCTGCACGATCGTGGTCGACCAGATGCAGCTATTCATCGATCCGACTGCCGAGGATATTGAGGATATACGTTGGGTGGTGCATGAGTTTCCCGAAGACGTGGACGAGATCAAAGAAAAGTATGGCGTAGAGGTAGGTACAGAAGATATCCAGTTGCGCCCGAACTTTGAATTGTCACTACAGGCTGATGCCAAGAAACGCTATACCAATCATGCCATGGTACGTGAATACTGGGAGTGGCCATCATCCAAGTATCCAGAGGGACGAAAAATCACCATCGCTGGTGGAAAGGTACTGGATTACAGCGAGAGTCCAGGAGAAAATCCATGGATATTCTTCCCTATGATCTCCAACCTCGGGACAGCCATTGCAGACGGTGTGGTTAAAGACCTTACCGTCCCCCAGCAAAGCTATAACGTCAAGCGAACGGCAGAAGCCAAGACGCTGGAGGAAATGGGTTCGGGGAAATGGATGGTGCCGATCAACTCAATCGAAGACGAGGGAGAGATCACAGACGAGATCGGAGGAATCGTACACTACTTGCCAATCCAGAATCACAAGCCGACAAGGGAAAACGGTATCGAACCAGGAGCTGGATGGCAAAACGCCATGGAACGTGACGAAGCTGATATGGAGGATATCAGCGGCGCTCACGAGATCAGCCAGGGAAGCGTGCCGAGTGGCGTTGATACGTATGGGGGGCTGCAATTACTCGTTGAACAGGACGAAACAAGGCTGGCTCTTGCCGCTCATTCCTACGAGGAAGGCATTAAGAAGTGGGGCGAGAAGGTGCTGCGACTCGTCAAAAAGCATTTTCCCGAGGAGCAAATGCTCAGAATTGTCGGGGAAAACGGCGAGATTGAGGCGCTTACCTTTTCTGGCGCTGATTTATCCGGTAATGAGGTGGTCGATGTAGTCCCGGGATCATCCTTGCCGGAAGTCAGGGCAGTTAAAGAGGCAAAAATATTCCAGATGTGGGGCGCTGGGATGTTTGTCGATCCTCGCACTGGACGACCAGACGTGCGAAAGGTGGCTCGTATGCTCGGTCAATCAGTAGCATCAGACTACTTTGATGATGTAGAGCTGGACGAAAATAAAGCGAAGATGGAGCAGAGAGAGTGGGAACAGCTATTTAGCGATCCTGAAACGGCTAATATGATCATCGAGTATCGACAGAATCTGCAACACTATCAGCAAGCTATAGAACAAATGCAGATTCCTGGCGTGATACCACCACCTCCACAACCGCCCGTCAAGCTGCCGGTAGTAAGGGATTTTTACGACCATGAAACGCATCTAGCAGTGCATAATCGGTTCCGAAAAGGCTCTTTTTACGACAATCTGCCGCCCGAATTACAGGCGATTATCGATGAACATTGCGCTGAACATGAACAAGCAATCATGGCTCCTATTATCCAGCAGCAACAGCAGCAGATGATGGCGCAACAAGCGCAAGAACAAGCTAAGGCTGCGGAGACCGCTGCAAGTCGAGAGCATCAACTAGCTATGAAGCAAATGGACAACGAAGCAAAGATCATCCAAGAGGGGATAAGACAGCAATCTTTACTCATGAAGGGGAGATCATAGATGTACTTCAAGAAAATCAAAGAGTTGGAGAATGCGGTTGTCTCGCTTGGAGGTGGAAGCTGATGACGTTCAATATGACCGAATTCCTCAAGACTAATCTGCTTCGTGGCTATCGGGATGGGTCTTTCACAGAGCCGCAGGTGAACATCTTCGCTGCGAATTACTTGGCAAAAGGCTGGTTTACTCAAGCCGATTTTGACGGAGTAACCTACGCGATTCAGACACATGAGGAGTCTGTAGAACAGTAATCTTATTCAACTAACGAAGTTCGATAGTTCAATACACAGGCCGTAGGTGAGAATCCTGCGGCCTATTCTATTACAACCGTTCGGGCGTTGAATGATCTTAGGCCGCCGCTAAGAAAGGAGAAGTACCATGAAGAAACCTTATGCATTGACACTTGATCTGCAACTTTTTGCAGAAGAAACGGGCGTTGAAAGTGTTCCTGCCGCCGAGGAACAAATTCCTGCACCACCAGAAAACAACGAATCCGATCCTGAAACGGGCGTAGAAGAACAGGCTGCCGCCGAGCCAAAGGAGAAGGGAAACAGCTTCGAGAAGGCGTTCGCCAAACGTCTCGCAGCAGAGCGTGAGAAGTGGGAAAAAGAACGTCAAGCGGAGTTGGAAAAGTACAAGGATCATGATATCGCAAGGAAAGCACTAGATTTTCTTATGAAGCAGAACAACATCAGCGATCCCATGACCTTGAAAGAGCAGCTTGAACTCGCAGAGTTGCAGGAGAGAGCGGAGAAGGAAAACCTTCCTCCCGAAGTCCTAAAACGTCTGGACGAACTGGAGAGAAAAGCAGCAAAAGTTGATGAGATCGAGAAACTGCAACAGGAAGCACAACAGACTCAACAGTTCGAGCAGACATTGAAGGAATTCTGTGAGGGCAAGCAATTGGATGGCAAACCTCTGGATTACAAGGAACTCTGGAAGTATATGTACGAGAACAAGACCGAAAATCCAGAGATTGCCTTCAAAGCCATGAAAGCAGATATCCTAGAAAAGCAGCTCGAACAAGCGGAAAAGGAGGGCATGAAGAAGCTTATTGAAGCAAAGACAAACATCCCTAAAGTAGATGGAGCAAGGGGAACAGGTGCAGTAGCGCCTAACCCACCAAAAACATTCGCAGAAGCCCGAGAAAGGGCGTTACAAAGAGACTATTTCAAATAACTGGAGGATGATAAACTATGGCATTTGACCTGTCCGCCGCAAATGCGGTACTCAAAGAAGATTATCTGCCGCCGGTGCGTGAGCAGCTGAACAATGACAATCCGGTCATTCAGAAGCTTGTCGCAAAGAAGCAGGAGGCAACAGGAAAGCGTTTCTACGTTCCTCTGCACTATGGACGAAACAATGGTGTTGGTTACCGTTCTGAAGGCGCTCAACTTCCGGCTGCTGGGCACCAAAAATACAAGGAATCGACAGGGAATACGAAGTACCTGTATGGTCAGATCGAAATCACTGGTCCTACCATCAAGGCCATGAGAAACGACAAGGGTGCTTTCATTCGTGCCGTCGATTCCGAAATGAGAGGACTGCTGCGTGACCTGAAAGACCAGCGTGCACGCGCTCTGTTTGGTGATGGTACTGGTAAGTTGGCAACATTTGATGCGAATACATCCACCACGACACTGACAGTGGACAGCGTGAAATACTTCCAAGTCGGCATGATCATCGACATCATCTCGTCCGGCGGCGTGGTATCCGTAGCAGGGCGTGAAATCACTGCGATCGATGTTGCAAACAAGACAATCACCATCTCTGGCGCAAACGTGACAACTGTCAATACGGATATTGCCGTTGTGACCGGCGACTACAACAACGAAGCCATGGGTCTCGGCGGTATCATGAGTACGACACTTTCTCTACAAGGTATCAACCCTGCCACAGACACATGGTGGAAACCAAACGTACTGAGCAATAACGGCACGCCTCGTTCTCTCAGCCAACAGCTTATGAGGCAGGCTGTTGATCTTTCAGAGCTGCAAGGAAGCCAGATCAACATGATCACATCTTCTTACGGCATTCGTGCAGCATATGAAGCATTGCTTCAAAACCAAGTGAGAATTGTTTCTCCAATGGAACTTGAAGGCGGTCACAAGACGCTGGAATATGATGGTCGCCCGATTGTGGTTGACCGCTATCATCACTCCGGCAAGATGTACTTCCTGGACATGGACGAACTCGACCTGTATCAACTGTCCGACTTCGAATGGATGGAAGATGACAAGGGCGCTGTTCTCTCCAAGGTTCCAGGATACGACAAGTACGAAGCCACCATGTTCTGCTATGAGACACTCATTACCTACAAGAGGAACGCACACACAGCGCTGGAAGACCTGACAGAACCGGTAGGATATTAATGCGAATGAGGGAGGGCTTTATGCTCTCCCTTTTTCATTATCACGGAGGGGTAGATAATGGCGAAATATGACATCTATCACATTGAAGAACGACTTCAACAATACGATCCTGATTATTTCCGCAGAATCGACTTTGACGAAAAGAGAGGGCTTCATAGGCTCATTTGCTATGATCCGGTGAACAGAGAAGAATACGTCGCATTTACTGTGCCAGCAGGTAAACTCGACCATAGAACGGTCGCTAAGTACATGGAAATTCACCCGAGAAACGGGTTTAACATATTCAAATACCTTGATCAAGAACTCAACAAGAGAGAACGAGAGCAAGAGAAACGAATCAGCGACATGGCGCATGACCTGGCTGACAACATTCTTTCTTCCTTCCGTATGAAGGTAAGCCGATCCATCGACTAAGGCGGTGATAGTGTGAATCTGCAAACGATCCTTGAACGGGTTGATCTATTGATAGACAATGACATATCAACGCAGCAAAAGGTGACCACGATCAACGAGATATCCAAGCAATTGTTCCGGCGTTTTCCCGTTCCGGATAAATTCGTTAAGTTCACCACGACAAGCATCCCATACTACACATTACCTGATGACGTTTCTGAAGAACGGATCAGAAGCGTGATCGTGAACGGGATTGAATATAGGCGAGTTACTCCGGAAGATGATCGACCGAATTATCCGTTTTGTACGGTTGTTGCAGACCATCTTTTTCTATATCCCAACACGCCTGACCAGACATGCGTGATTTTCTACCAGCCAAGACATGTTGAATTGAGCGCATCGAATCTGTCTACCGTCCCCACATTCCCGGAGGATTATCACGAGATTCTTGTGTATGGACTGGCAATATGGATCGCAGAGATTCAGCGAGACGTTGATATGGTCAATAACTTCCAACGGAAGTATGACGAGATATTGAAGGACGCAGAACGGCATCTTCGGAAGATGGGGAATAAACGAGTCATTATAACGAATAGGTGGTGATCATATGTCAACAGCAATGGAAATAGCGGCTAAAGAGTTGGAAGAACTGATTCAAGCAGCAAAAGTCCCAAAAGATGCGGTTGATGCTTTAAAGAGGAAAACGATAATGGAAGTGATAAATGTAAAGAAAAGTTACGGGACAAGTAAATCTGACATACAGCAAGCGATCAATGAATCTCCTGTAGGGGCGACATTATATTTTGAGCCTGGGATTTATGAAGTGTCTGGACTCAACATCAGTACACCTTTGACGATAGAGGGAGTAGATGCAACATTCAAACTGGATTCTGGTGCGACGACAGGAATTTTCACCATCAATTCGGATGATGTCACGATCAAAAACTGTATATTCGATGGAAACAAAACGGATCAAAGCAACAATCACGCTTTGATTTTAGTAAATGGCGAGAATTTTGTTTTTGACGGTAACACGATAAGGAACTCGTATCATGTGTGCGTGCAAATAGAACTTGATGCGAAATTTGCCCGTATCACAAATAATTACTTTTCCGATAACGGACATATCCCAAACTGCAACGCCATAAATTGTAAAGGATCGCATTCAATCATCCAGGGCAACATCATTCGTAACCATGGGAATGGATGGGGCATTCGGATTGGTAGGTACAACACGGATGCAGATCAGAAAGTCGAACAAGTTGTTGTGGTGAACAATGTCATCGACGCGATCAACCATGTAGCGATGGGTGCCGAATTGGATGCTATCCACACGATATTTGCAAATAATCAAATCACAAACGCATCTCAGGGGATCAAGTGTGATGAAAGCGACCGTCATGTCATCACAGGTAATGTGATGAAAAATCTGCATCTTAGCACCTCAATTAACTTGTTGAACAGCCCTGATTGCATTATATCTAATAATTTTATCATCGACAGCGCCGGAGGTATAAGAGCGGGGGCCAACTCCACAATCGTTAATAATAGGTTAGAGAATATCGCAATCGGTGAAACGGGAACCGATGGTATCAGGGCGATTGATGGAAGCATTGTCTCAGGCAACTACCTTAAAAACTGCAACGCAACTGGTATATATGTATCGGGAGAAGGGGTTGTCTGCACGGAGAATACAATTATGACGACAGATGTTGACATGGTACGTGCTATCAATGCTGGAAATGCAACCGCCTTGAAGATAAGCGGCAACACGCTTATTGTTAAGGATGATGGTTCGGCATCACAAGGTATTCGTGTGCTGAATACGGTCTCCAACTACATCGTCACTGAAAACATCATGACGGGCGCGACTACAGCAGTGTCGGATGCTGGCGTTGCACCAAAGTATGTACAAAATAACCTCTAGGGAGGAAGCGAGGTGATATATTGGCATACTGGACACCAATACGAGGGATCAGTGATCCTATACCCATAAGAACCTTTCAAGGCGTATATAAGCCAGATGATGAGGGATTCGGATTATCCGAGTCCCTCTTTGTTGATCTGGAAAACATGTCTCCTGCGTCATTTCCTGCGCTCACTACACGCCTTGGATATACGCAGGTGGGAAAATTCGGCACACGTGTACTTGGCATGGGCGCATGGAAGGATCAAGAGTTGCATGTGGTGTTTAATGATGGCACATGGCGAAGGCTTAATTCAGACGGTACATGGACGCAGCTTGCAACCGGTCTGAACACATCGGCTGAATGGACATTCG